ACTATCTACTTCAATCTTTACAGCACCAATCGAAACCTATTTCGCCCCCATCAAAGATACACTGTCATCACCACCAATCTTCCCCGTTTGACAGGGGATATGTCTGTCCAATGTATCTATGGTGGAGGCGGGGAGATTCGCACTCCCGTCTTGCCGCCTTATTCCATTGCTATCAACAACAGTAATATATTTATACTACTTTTGCCCAAGAATGTCAAATTTAAAGTAACTTTGCATCGCCACCAGTACCACCCCATGCCTCGGGATCGTTACGACTCATTCTAGTATCGTATATACTGCGCGAAGTACCAAACTGTTGCATGAGTCTTGCAAGCAATCCATTGGCAATTAATCCACCTGTTACAGTTTTCATTAATGCATCAATGTTTTGATTGGTTAACTGAGCTAACATCTCAAGCACACCATAAATCATTTGGTCCGTATTGAATGGATTCGTATACTTTGTGGTACTTAAATCACCATACAGAAGCTTATTAACAATCTGCATTAATGTTGTGACCATAAACTCGTTATTAGTCAATAGCAATCCATTATTGGCAATTTTACCAATGGCAGTAGTTGCACCCGTTAGATCAACTATCAATAAATCATCATTGTTAATGTAAATGCTGTTGTCAATAGCTTGCTTTACTACAGATCTTCCAATGCCTTCAAGAACATCTGAGCTTGTATCCATCCAAATACTATCATAATAGATTTCATCCATTTGATTTGCTTGCAATGGTAGATCACCGTATCCAGTGTTTCTCAGCACTGTATTACGATTATTCAAATATACATCAGTTGGAGTTCTTGGGTACACTGGCGCACGTCTGTTATGACTCATGGGTGGCATTTGCCCTGTGTATAGGTTGTTATAGAATCCTTCAGGCTCTCTATAGTATTGACTACGTGGTATCTTATATTGCTCAACGTCAATACCAAGTCCACTTAATGCCGAAGCATTTCTAGCTTGTCGCATACAGTACTTCATAGCATCACCAAAGATATCATTTGTTGCCACACGCTCAATATATTCACCGGGTTGCCCATACCCTGTTTGTAAGCCCCACTGATCTAACATTTGTGTAAACATCATACAAGATGAGGGACTTGGGGGAATAGCATCAAACAAATTAATATTATGATTGAGTAAGTTGTTGTTTTCTCTAACCAATTGAGCACAACTTGCTTCGTATGCTAGGCTTAACTTTGTGATGTTGTCCTGTAGCAATGGATCAGTTGAATTTAACAAAGCTTGCTGTTGTGCTTCAATTAATGGAATAAATGCAAGTACTGCTGCATCCAATGTCGTAAAGGTTTGTGATCCACCTAATCCTGCAGGGAATGGCACCGTGATATACCCATCTTCGCCTGGAATGCCACTGGCAGTATCACCTGGGGTACCAAGTGTCGTATATTTTCCATCCATCGTGTCTTTGAACAAATATATTAGCGTTGTTAATAAGGCTGCATCAGGATGATTTTCAATATATTTTGTTGTATCAATAATAACAGGAATTGTATCATTATGTACATATCCAGCAGCAGATCCAATAAAGTCTGCCATTGTCTGTTCGCCAAATGTTCCACCACCATAACCATAAATTTCCATTAATGGCTGTGCAATAGAAGGTGGCAATGGTTGATTCATCTGGGCAACATTGTTTAGATCAGTAGCTGTTTCAATTTTACTAAATGCAAACCCAATATCATAAATTGTAGCTGACGCACTTACTCCAATAATTGCCAATTGTACACCCAGCTCTCTAAAACTTTTAACTGGTAAGTATTGAAAACTATTGGGCATCATTTTTGACAGATTCGTTAATTCACCCAAGTTAGCAAAATTAGTTTTCATGGCAAATGCTGCTTTAACTGTGTATATAACCTCTGGCTCAGTTATACCATTTAATACAGTTTGTGTTACTCTATCAAACAATGGATTATCGAGCCCAGCAAGTGGAACGCCCGCAGCCACCAATGCTTCATTTAATCCAGTATAATCACCTAACCCCTTCATTAGAATTTGAGTGGCAATATTACCTGGTTGCATTAATCTCATTAAATTAGTTGCATCCCATTTACCAAGTGATAGCATGTCAGATGAGACAGCATTTAAGTTTTGTCCCAATGTACTAACACTGAACGTCAAAGCATCCTGCATATTCCTAGTTCTGGCACCATACCCTGCAGATTGTGTTGCCCCAAATCCTTGACTTACTGCCTCACTGATTGCTCCAACCATATTCCTGTTGTTTGCGGCTGTGGCAGCAACCATTGCTATGTTATTGGCAAACTGTGCAGGGTTAAATGTACCATTTGGTCTACTGTACAGACTGCTGCTGCCCCCATTTAAATTAATTGAACCATTCAATAAACCCGAGGCTACTGCACCTGATACTGCACCGTAACTAAAGTCACCAGTCATATTACCAACGGCGCCCCCAATAGCTCCACCTAGCCCACCTGCCAAAATAAACTGTGCTGCTGCGCCCTTAGGAACACCAGCAGCAACTTGCCCTAATATTCCCGTCAATCCGCCAACTGCGGCACTTGCTAAAGCAGCAGGCATAACTCCACTTAAAGCTGGTATTAATGATCCGCCCATTTGACCAAGGGCACCAAATGCTGCTCCACTCAATGCTTGTAATGGGTTTGCACCAGCAGCAATTGATCCTAATGCGCCGCCTAAAGTCTGTCCAACAATGGCGCCTGCTGCGCCGCCTAAACTTGCTCCTAATGCATTACCTAATGCGCCGCCTGCTGATCCAAGTACAGCACCTAATGCTCCCTGTAATCCGCCACCACTAAGCAATGCTAGACCACCGGCCATTACTGCATTTGCAGCAACACCACCTATTGCACTAGCAAGGGCGCCGCCGCCAAGTAAACTTGCTATACTAGTTGATGCACCAAGACACCCTGCCGCTGGCACTGAAGCGCCTGCCGCTGCTGCTGCGCCTGCACCTGCGCCACCAGAACCGCCGCCGCTGTTCGAACTTGGCGCAGCAGTTCCTGCACCCGCTACAGTAATATTACCCGTTCCTGGGTCTGTCCCACCTGAACCAAGTGCGACGCCATTGGCACCGATCCCTGCTAAATCGCCTGACTGTGGAGCAGATGCATCATCTTGTCCGGGTTGAAACACTTCAACGTGTACATGCGCACCTGTAGAAGTTCCTGAGTTGCCTGATAGTGCCAATCCATCTCCTGGATTGGCCATAGTTCCAACATCGCCAGCTGGTAATTCTGAAAGATGTCCAAATGCATAAGTTTTACCAGTACCATCTGGAGTAGTAGAATATTCAGCATAATTTCCGTACCCACCCTCAACACCTTTATACACAAGATATAACGGTTGTCCAGTATTATTTGTTAGAACTGTTCCTACAGGCATGGCAATATCAGTACCTTGATGGAAAGTACTTGCACCTGCTGTTGGGGCTGATCTTGGGCCGTACGGGGAAGTGATTGTGTTAAATGGAGATGGCATCTAAAATCCTATAATCATAACTCAGGCGGCGGGGGATTGAGTACACTAAATGGTATATCGGTATTGTATGTTGTCACCGTAGAAGGCAATGTTCTTCTATATTTTGGAGTAATATATGGTCTATTAGCGGGATCTTGATCCGTTAATATAATATTCAATGATCCGGGTATAGCAGCAGGAACTCCAGTACTGACCATGCCTTTGGGACCATTTGGTGTAAATCTATTACTTGCTCTAGCTGCAAGATCTGCTTTTTCAGCATCACTCAAAGTTTGTTTGCTATCTGCTGTTGAGAAATATTGTTGAGCATCTGTAAAAGTATCAATTACACGTTCAGGCGGCGGAGCACCTGCTTGAAAAGCAAACATATCACTAGCAGTATTCAATGAGGTACTTGTTACGTTAGCATTCATAACATATACTACGTTAGCACCTGGTCCCTGCCAAGCATCATATAATGCATTTATAGCAGAATAACTTTTTAATTTAGTAAACCCAGAAGGTGGTGTATCAAATATAAAAGTATATCCAGATCCTGGCCCATTAGGAGGTACAGGAGTACCATAAATGCTATTAACAACGGCCGATACATTTATATTTTGCGCACCACTTTTAATTAAGCGGCCAACTACTCCATTAATGGGAATACTTTTAACTGCTTTACTTGTGCTACTGCCTACAATCCCATTGTCTTCATTAAAATCTTTAACAACACCGGATGTATTAACAGATGAGAAATTACTTAGGTTATATACGCTGTTATTGGCATAATTGTGTAACACAATATTACCAAGTTGCTCAATCTCATGAGTTGTAGCAGGAAAATTAACAAGAACACCAGTTACTGGATCTGGCATTGGTGGGTGATAGCTTTTAATTTGTCTAACACCCTGTATTAATCCACTCTTACTCCAATTGAGCAACGCTGCATTTACATGATGTGCATTAACATTGAATAAATTTGCAGCCTGAGTATTTTTTGTAATGGGATCATATACACGGTATGCCAAATTGGAGCCGGGATACCCAGATACAGTGGTCAAGGTTGCAACAGTATTACTGGTTATGCTTTTCACCATACCTATTAGGTTACCATCAGTACTATCAAACAAATGATAACCAATGTTTAAATCATTAATGAAGGTAGTGTTTGTGCCTATTACAGTGCTATTGGTACTAAATGTACTGATATTGCCATTACCAACATGTGGGTCTGTTTGAAGTACAGAGTAATTAAAAGTTTGAAAAGTATAAGCAGCATTTGCAATCGCAGTGACAGCATTTTTTGAAAGAGTTGCACTGGTATTACTGGTGATATTAGCTATTTTACCTACAAAGGTATTTGCAGAATTACGAACAGCATAATATGTTCCCAATTGTGTTAAAAAGGTAGTTCCCACTCCAATAACAGTAGTATTACCTGTAAAAGTTGTAATTGTACCAGTGCCCACTGTATTGCCACTGTAAGTATAACTTACTGGTGTTGCCACATTTGCCACATTAATAATTGCATAACTTGGCATGTTATATACCTACCAATACTGTGGGATTACATGGCGGAATGATGGCATGTAAACAGGTGCTAATAGATCCCATATGACCAACACACAACCCACCTGCTAATACTGTTGTACTACAATTAATCATTAATGGGCTGGGAGGATGAATAGGTTTAGGAGGGATACCGCCCCATGGGTGGGGACTAACCAAGCTCATACCCATTACTGCGATTGGTCTTCCACTTACCAATACTGTGGGGTTACCTGTCATAATAACCCCCATCATCATATTAAAATCGCCAACTGCTGCTGTGGGAAACACTCTTATTCCTTAAATTATACCTTTGCTCATAGTTACTAGCCCAGTTGTCTTTTCCATATACTGGCTTGCCAACTCTGACTCGCATTTAGCATGAAAGGCTACTGCATGTTTATTTAACACTACAGGATCTGAGTGATTTGAAGCAATGGGCACTGGCATCATGCCAAGTCCACCATTTGGAGTATTCAATAAAGCCATGGGTTTATTAAGAACATAAGTGTCAGTTCTATCTTCAATGATACGAGAAATAAGTTCTTCGCCACTGTTTAATTTAAAATCTACCACGTCACCAGGACTATAATTGAAAGTTGTTTTTCCCATTAGCATATTGTTGAATCCGTAAGGTTAAGTCATTTGGTTGAAGTGCTTTTAGACCGTCATAGCCGCCTTCTACTAGTATTCTATTTTCGTAATATATTTGGGGCACTGTTTTATGCCCCTTGCTCTTAATGAACGCCAATGCCTTCGCATCTTCAGTTACATCAACTTTTGTAAACGCAAAGTTGTTTCTCTTTAGGTAGTCCGCTGCTCTATCACAGTAGGGGCAGGCTGGCTTGCTGTAAAGTGTAATCATTGCTGTTCCTTAATATAGTTATTATAGTTTGAACCCAGCAAAAGAATTTTGATCAACATCTTGTTTTGTGCCACCACTGATATAGCTACTGAGTTCTACTTCCTGTGGTGCAACTTGAACATCTCCACCTGCAATCCACTTTTGAGTCCAGGGCAACGGATTACTGGTTGTCTTATAGGGGCAGGCAAGCCCAACTGCTGTCATACGCTTGTGGGCGATCCATTCAATATACTCACTGAGCAGTTGCTTGTTAAGCCCAATCATACTGCCATCCTTGAATAGATAATCAGCCCACTTCTTCTCTTGGTCAACTGCATCAATAAACAACTTGATACACTCATCCTTAGTTTCTTCTGCTACTTGAGCAAAATACTCATCATCTTTTGGAAGTAACTTTAGTAGTGTTTGAGTGCCGGCTAGATGTAGGTTCTCATCACGAGCAATGAACTTGATTATCTTGGCATTACCTTCCATCTTCTTAACTTCAGCAAATGCCCAGCTACAAGCAAAGCTGACATAGAAACGAATACCTTCGAGTATGTTAACTGACATCAATGCCATCCACAATGCTTTCTTATGTTCATAAGCAAAATCATTTGGAGGTACAATATCATAATATCCACCGAAGGCAGCTGATTGATTATTCATATAGATCAGCTTGTCATAATACTTGCTGATGTCATCTGCGCAATCCACGATTTCTTTGATGTCCATAAGTTCATCGAAGATCTTGGATGGATTGCTATAGATGTTTCGGATGATGTGTGTATAGCTGCGACTATGGATGGTCTCAGAGAAAGTCCACGTTGTGATCCAAGTCTCTAGTTCGGGCAATGAGCAGATTGGGCCAAACGCAGCACTCGGAGCACGACCTTGAACGCTGTCTAATAGGATCTGTCGCTTGAGGTTGCTTGTGAAGATGTGCTGTTCATGTGTAGTGAGATCTTTGAAGTCCTTGGCATCGCGAAGAGTATCGATCTCTTGCGGTTGCCAGAAAAATCCTAATTGACGCTCAGTCAGTTTTTCAAACTGGCGATACTTCATCGAATCATACCGTTGAATCGTCACTGGCTCATCAAAGAAGGCTCGCACCTTAGTATGGTCCTGACGATTCTTCGTATCAAATACACTCATTTAAATTCTCCTGTAATTTAATTATATAGATTTCTCTTTTTGAAATCTACCTTTTTCATCTTTTAATCTAGGCAACCTCCCTCTAATCCACCCATTTGGTTGTTGATTTATGTTGCAGTATGTTTCAGCTGAACCATTATTAAACCATTTTTTGCCTAATGCTGCTTTCGGTGGAGTCGTTTTTGCCTTTTCAACTATACCATAAGAATTGTTATTGATGTATGGTACTGGATCTATGCCATTTTTATAAAATTTTAAATATAAATGTCTAGAAACATTGGTTGCTAATTTTAATTCATCCCATCCTTTATACACATTTTCTAGATATTCAATATCTTTTGTCTTTTTAATTTTCATAATATTTTTGAAATGCTCAGTTTTAGGTACATCTTTTCTTGAAAGACTCATTTTTTTTCTAGATTCTTCGCTATGTTTGTACCCTGTCATTGAATTCGATTGCTCAATGGAGAAAAGTCGTTTAATCCATCCATATGATTTGTTGTTTCTATTGGCCATCATATTAGCGGCAAATATTAATTTTGAATTTTTAGGATAAATTTTAACTAATAATAAATGAGCAATATAATGTTCTTCTGGGGTCAAACTTACTAAATTATCTATATTATCATTTCCACCTAAACATTTTGGAATTATATGATGCTTTTCTTTATACTCATGGAGAGTACGATTTCTTGATCTCTCCATAAGATTTTCGTAAATTTTTAAATAATCCATTATTTCTCCGTCGAATGTATTTATATAATACATTCGAAAGATAATAATTTAGATAGTACAACTGTCACATTCTGCTTGAGATGGAAGATCATCCATCAAAGCTACACTATTAGCGTTGTCAACAAATTTAGCAACATTGATCTCGCCTTGATTGTCCTTGGTGTTAAAATAATATAAATTTTTTCCACCCAACTTATAATGTAGGAGAAGAAGCTTCAACATGTCACTCATTGGCAGCTTCTCGTCAGGATAGTACTGTGGATTATAAGAAGTATTAACACTGATTGCTTGATCAATGTACTTCTGTAATACCGCACAGATTTTAATATAACCTTCTGGTGACTTCTGATCCCATAGCAATTCATACTTGTTCTTAAGCTTACGGAATTCAGGCACAACTTGCTTTAGTACGCCATCTTTACTCTGCTTAATTGAAATATAACTGCGTGGTGGTTCAATGCCGTTGGTAGCATTGGCAATCTGAGCACTGGTTTCTGCGGGCATTAAGGCCATCAAAGTGCTATTACGAATGCCATATGCTTTTGCTGCGGCACGGAGACTATCCCAATCCATACGCTCGCTGTATGGTACAAGTTCATCAATATCCTGCTTACGACTATCAATGGGCATAATTCCCAATGAGTACTTGGTTTCATCTGACTTGGGGCAAGCACCTTTTTCCATTGCAAGATCAACACTGGCCTTAATGAGATAATAGCTCATTGCTTCCATATACTCGTCAAGTTTAGTTAATGAGCTATCATCGCTATACTTGAAATCGTTCTTTGCAATCCAATAAGCAAGGTTAATGATGCCAACACCCAGTGGACGACGATTCATTGTGCTAATCTTGGCAGCTGGAACTGGATAATCCTGATAGTCCAATAGTTCATCCAGTGCGCGAACAGCCAGCTTGCATGGTCGCTCAAAGTCACTGGGCTTATTAATGTTACCCCAGTTAATAGCAGACAGCGTACAAAGACTGATCTCACCATTCTCATCATGCAAATGTGTGAGTGGCTTAGTGGGCAATGCAATCTCACAGCATAGGTTGCTCTGCTTGATTGGAGCAATGCTTTCAATAAATGCACCATGACTGTTTGTGTTATCAACATTCATAAGATAAACACGCCCAGTATCCTTACGCTCAGTCATAAATGCTGAGAACAGATCTATTGCCGGGATTGACTTCTTTCTGAGCTTTGTATTACGCTCGTACTTTTCATAGAGGTCCCTAAATGTATCGGTATCACTATAAAAAGCGTCATAAAGATCAGGAACATCATTAGGGCTAAAAAGAGTAATATTTGATCCCGTAAGAAGCCTTTCATACATCACCTTATTAAACTGAACACCATAGTCCATATGGCGGACACGAGTGTCCTCAGTTCCCTTGTTGTTCTTCAACACAAGTAAGTCTTCTACTTCAAGATGCCAAAGAGGATAGTACAGTGTAGCCGCACCATTGCGGACACCACCTTGACTACAGCTACGAACAGCAGCCTGAAACAACTTATAGAATGGAACAACTCCGGTATGGCTGGTGTCACCGTTACGTACTGGTGAACCAATAGCACGGATACGGCCTGCACCAATACCAATACCTGCTTTCTGGCTAACATACTTCACAATGGCGGCAGTTGTAGCGTTGATTGAGTCTAGACTATCGTCTGTTTCAATAAGCACACAGGAGCTAAACTGACGCTGCGGCGTGCGTAGCCCAGCCATGATAGGAGTAGGGAGGCTAATGTCATGCTTACTAATACACTCATAATAATCCTTGACCCAATTAAGGCGTGTTGATTTTTCATACTTGGCAAATAGCACTGCTGCCACTAAAGCATATAGCACCTGTGGCGTTTCCATGATCTGTCCAGTGACACGATTCTGTACTAGGTATTTTCCACGAAGTTGCTCCATGGCAACATACGTTAATGACATGTCACGTTCGTGATCCATAAATCCATTAATCTTATTCCACTCTTCCTCGGTATAATCAGTCAACAGGTCCGCATCATAAAAGCCAGCAGCAACATTCTTCTTGATCAAGTCATAGATATGCCATGGTTGATAATCACCGTACACCTGCTTACGGATATGGTAATTTACTAGGCGACCAGCAACATACTGATAGTTGGGAGAATCCTCACTGATTAGGTCGGCAGCAGCTTTAATCATTGTTTCTTGAATGTCAGTAGTTTTGATATTATCATAAAACTGAATCTGACTGCGTAATTCCAATTCACTAACACTTACATTCTTTAGGCCTTCAGTAGCCCAATATACGACTTTATGTAACTTCTCAATATCTAATAGTTCCTTGTGGCCATCTCTCTTGATGACCATTGTGCGATTAAAGTTCATTGACCGTGCCTCTCAGTTCTTAATGGGTAATTCTTTTGCTGTGATTATGTACGTTGGCGAGGGCAACCCCTCGAGCGTGTTGTTATTTACTGAGCGACCGGTATGGTAATTAAGCATATATTTCCCGTCCTCCAGATTGACTAAATTAAGTGTTGTGTGTTCACTTTGAATATTATAATGTTCAATACGCATATTATCTTTTTCTGAATAGTTAGAGTAGTATAGCGTATAAAACATACCTAATGCAACAGAAATATCACAATAAATGGCTTCATTAATGAGCGTCCAAGCGTCCGGCCATTTATGAGTATCATCATATGCAAGATAGTTATTAATGATTGGTGCTTTAGCCCAGATTTGAGCTACAGTCTCGATGTCTTCTGGCCAAGTTGTTAACTTACTTCTAAATTCTCGCCAGTCAAGAATATTAGTGTGCTTGTTATAATAAAACATCAATAATGCTGATCTTGTTGCACCACTGTTTGTTCTATAATATCCCCTGGTTTAAGTTCTTCAAGCCTATAATTAATGGGGACTGCGCTGTTTACCATTGTTACTCTACCTGTTAAAATTTCAGTATAAGTTATTTTAAACTTATCCTTTTGACTGAATGCCTTAACATATACTATAACTTCCTCGTCTGCAAGCCAATATGTTAATTTTGCCTTGGGGAAAAGTTTATAATTGACATGTGAAATAATTCCATGTTTTCTTTTTGGTTTACTTTTTATTTCTGTAATGGGAATTTCTACTTGTTTTACCGTCTTCCTCCAAAATTTAAATTTGGAGGCTATCCATTTAATACCATTCCAAACAGAACCAGTAATTGAACCAACGCTCATGATTACTGATTTTGTTTTTCCAATGAATGTAATAAGATCACTGATTACTGACGACATTACCACACAAAGTCCAAATAAGATTCAGCCATTACAAATTCAAATGTTACCGCAGCAGTTGCGGTGCTAGTATAGTTCAAGCTAAGTCGTGTGCCGTTACTGCTCAAGCTAAAGATTACACCAACATCTGCTATTTCTTTGCTTTCATCATCCATGAAATATGTACCACTGCCATTATAAACTATGTGAATAATACCTGTTCTAGTAGCAGAATCTCGTCTAATAGCATACTGAATTTTCTTATTGAACGAATTATCTGAAAGTTTTGCTGTATATCCTGTTGGTTCATTTGTCTTGTTGACCAATAGTGTATATTTTTCACCACCAGCTTGTTCCCAAAGCCCAATACGCAGTTCATGGCCAGAAGACATCATAATGGTATTTGCGTTACCATTTACCCATTCATAAGTTGTATAGGATTCAGTTTCTGTTCTGTCAAATTGGTCATTGATACTTGCACAACCAATACTAGCAGTACCAAAATCCACACAGTATGCAATTGCGTTGCCAATACCCAAGTAGTTGTTACCAACATCTCTAAAACTATTGAATGTGCTTGTAACATTAGTTGCGTAATTAGTTTTAATAGCAGTATCACCAATTGAATCAAAAACGCAATTGCTTACAGTCATTGTATTAACCATACCACCACCAGTTGTTACTACAATGCCCTGATAGTTATTAAAGAACGTAGTACTGTTGAATAATATGTTGCGACTATACTCAGTATCCTGTTGATAAACAGCATAATTGAATCCTGAAAAATAACAATCCAATACATTAATATCAGTTGGTTGATTCATATATGAACCATTGATATAAAGTCCAGTTGTTTCATTACCAATACCAGTTGGACGAGTCAATGCGCCAATAAAATTTACTCTGGTAATTTGTACTTTACTGGCATTAGTTAACCAAATACCATCTGATTGTGCTTCTGCACCAATGTCAGAGATAGTAATATCGCTGGGCAGTGAAGCACCATTGTATCCAACCTGACCACCAATTTGCTGTAAGCTATCAGCTGTAATAAAAACATAACTTACATAAGTGGGATCTGCTGTCTGCACTATAACTGTATTGGTTGCACCCTCGCCTCTTATGATGGCATTACTAGGCACATTAACACCATCACTAATGATATATCTACCAGCCGGAAACCAAAGTACTTTTCTTGCAGTTGTGCTATTGCTTCTGCAATAAACTTCATAAAGTGCTCTATTAATGGATTCAGTGTCGTCAGTAATACCATCACCAACAGCACCAAAATCCTTGACACTTACAAAGTCATCTAGTTTCTGCTGTAGTGTTCTGATAGTTATTGTATTACCAAAACTATAACTTACTCCAGTCCAATAAATTCCATTGGTACTCTGAAGTATTAATCCTAGGTTGCCAACAGCAATAAATTTACTGTTTACATAAATCACGTCATAAATTGTAGCAGTATTCAAACGTTCAGATGTAAATGAACGGCCTGTTTGACTTGTAAAATTCTGCCCGTCTGTACTGGCAAGGATTGTATCAAATTGCCCAACAATGACGTATTTGGAATTTCCATATGTAATTCCATGTAATGCAGGACCACTAAATGCAGTTGTGTTGCTATACAAAATTGAAAGACTTTGCTGGGTCATTGTTTCAGACTCGGTCAAGTCTGATCCATAAACTGATGTATATCCCACACTACCAACAATCCAAAAGCTACCAATACCATAATATACATTAAACAAATGGCTTGTTAATCCAAATGCCTGCAATTGATCTTGAATACTCCAAGTTGTTCCATCTGTACTATAAACAATTGCTCCATTGTTTCCAACAGCAAAGAAGTAATTTTTAGCAATGGAATTTGCAGTATATGTTATGTATTGCACTCCATGTAAATCATCAGTAACTCCACTAGTGGAAATTGTCCAACTTGTTCCATTTGTACTGCGTAATATAGAACCAGCAGTACCAACTATAACACTAACATATGATCCGCCTCCCAGATCAGCAACTGCTATAGATTCTAAATCTTCACTGATACCAGATGTTCCTGTTGCCCAAGTAGTTCCATTACTACTGGTTAGGATCTTACCATTTGTACCAACAGCAATGTAGCTGGTATTAAACTTAGAAACACCATACAGATTTTCAGTTGTGCCACTGGTACGACTAGTCCAAGTTATTGCATCACTACTGGTTAATATTTTGCCAGTGGTACCAACAGCAATAAACAATGTGCCATCGTAAAATACTTTTTGTAGATCTTCAGTTGTTCCACTTGTACGAGTAGTCCAAGTAGCACCATTGTTGCCACTGGTTACGATAGTACCGTTAATGCCAACAGCAACAAACAAGGTATTATACGATGTATACAAAATATCATTTAATGTATTGGTAGTACCGGTATTCAAAATTACCAAATTACTGTTATCATTTGCCGTACCGTCTACGGAATATGCTATGCCATCATCACCAACAAAAATGAAATATGTATTATTATTAGCAGCAGCTCTAAAGGAATCAGTATACCCATATCCCCAGCTTATGCCATCTAAACTTATTAGTACTGTGCTGTAATCACCTGCTGCGATCCATTGATCAGTGGCAAATTTAACAGAGTTTAAACGATAAGAAGTGGGAGTATCTTGTACGGTCCAAGTTGAACCATTCGTACTAGTAATAATTCCACCACCATCACCAACAGCAGCCAATAGTTCACCATCTAGATCATAGTCAACTGAGTTAAGACTGCCAGCATATAAGTTTGTTTTTACTGCTTGAGAAATAAAGATGCCATTATCAGGAACTGTTGATAACTGTGCAGTATTAAATTTTACAATGGTACCATTTGATGCATTAGTAGTGGCAATAAAGTTGTTAATGGGTGAACCAGCATATACTACACAGGTAAAAGTATAGTTAACACTGAACGCGGCTTTATTCCAAACACTACCATCAGTACTATAAACTACAGTGCCACTTGCACCAACAGCAACAAAATATCCGTTGCCATATGCTATACAATTCAATGTACTTTTGGTACCTGGATATACGGGAGACCAAGTAGCAGTATCAGTACTAGTAAGCAATGTTCCATCAATACCAACTGCGATATAAAGTCCATTATTATATGCAATTGAGTTAAATTTATTTGTTCTACCACCAGTTGTTGGTGTGTAGCCTGCTGCTTCATTTCTAAAAGTATAGGTCTGAGCCAGTCTTAAAATATCACTGTGTTCAGTTAATATTTCTGTATTACCTAGGCGAGGCGCTCCTTCTCCTAGGTTACCATTACCTATATACAAGCGTTGCTCGTCTAGACTCCAGCCTAGTTCTGCACTTGCCAGCTGTGGTAAATCCTGCTGTAAACCTCTACGATGTTGAACCCTTGAGATGGAAACGATTGCCATTTAATAATCTCACTTTCATATATTTAGTGAGATTATGTAGTTGTCTTGTTATCTTCCCAATACTTAATTTTTGTTTGTTTACGCTTTTCTTTTAGCAGTAAGGCTTTTTCTAAACCATATATCTCTTCATAGGTTAGCCCTTTTTTACCAGTTTGCTTCCCTTTATTCCAAGCACTTTGTAAGCCTGTTTTATTTTTATTCCAAGGTACTTGTGAACCTTTTTTACCTTTATTCCAAGGTATTTGACCTGCGGCGCCATCTCCGCCATCTGTTCGATTTAATAGAATTCCTGTTCCTAAATCTTTACGACCATACCATTCTATATATCGTCGTTCTAAAGCAAATGCTCCTATCTCAGTGAGATTTGCTTCAAGTATTATTATTTTAGTTTTATCTTTAGGAACTTTTATATACTTGTGATATTCAAATGCTCGGTCAGTTTTGCCTTTTCCTATATAGTACGGAGTATTCTCTCGAGCAGTGTCAGAAGTTTTTTCTCTTAGATATGCATAGACATAGTAAATATTCATGCTGTTGTTGCCTTATAACAATAGAGCAAATGGGGATTGCCGTCCCGCGATTTGCATTATTATTTATAATACAACGATACTCTATCCCACCATTTATCATTATATTCGGTTAGATCAACTATCCAATGTTGTGGTTCTACATCTTTACTGCACATCAATATAACCCCTTGCTTAATATCAGTGCCATGTACAGCATTATGCGCTTGAGAATACGCAGCAGCTTGGAGGAAATAGTCTTCAATCCACTCGGTCTTTTTAGGCTTATTAGTTTGCTTAAAATCAATAATACTGGGTACGCCATCATAGATGCCAACAAGATCAGTTGTGCCCGCATATAATCCAGGATAATAGAGCCCAACTTCACTTCCCCACCATTCTGTTAAATGAGGATCTAAGTATTCCTCAATTATTCTCGAAGCCATTTTAGCACTGTGTTGATGCACAAGATTACTTTTATTCTGCAATTCATTATGAACTAACCAATGTTCTAAATGACTGTGCATACTTGTGCCGCGATTGGCAGCTTCTGTAGTTATCTCTTGCGCTTTGACTGTACCAACACGCTTGCACCATTCATGAAGAGCTTGCTTCTTTTCTTCAGACTTTGTCTTCTCAAGAATAGTTGTTACGCTTGCGACTGCGCTGCCATCAGGAGTTTGATATTTCCTACCTTCTGATGTTTGTTTTCGTCTAATTGGAGTATAGTTGTATCGTTCTTGATACCGTGTGTTTACCAGCTGATGTTCCAAAATATATGCATTCCATCGTTGCTCTGACGACTTACAGCATAGCCTAATTTAGTGAAATAGTCAATAACTTTATTCATTTCACTTGTCTTAGGTGGATTGATTATCACTGATTGCCAAGAATCATAATATACTTGACTAGTGGTCATTGGTGACCCAGTAATCATAGTTTCCATAATATATGTCTCAGTAGCGCCAGCAACAATAGCATTTAGTTGCCCACTGGTAATAGCATTAAGTATATTAATGTTGATGATGAAAATCTCAGTTTCAACATTAATATTTGCTATACTTTCTGTTCTTGCATCTACGGCTGAGATCATAATTTTATTCCAAGTTATTTTGCTATATTGTTTTGTGCAGCAGTCTGTGCCATTTGATCCACAGTTGCCGCACCACCTTCCTGATCAGCCCCTTGGTCAGCTAGTTCATCTTCGGCACTGGGACCAATTGTAATTTCATCTTGATTAAAATTACTTACAAGTTTTTGAATATTTGGATCTGAGTCAAACATTGCTTTGAATTCATCGTAAGTTAAGTTATACCCTACATTACGCATAAGATTGGAAATGGCAGCAATTGGAACTTTTGTGCCCTTCCCCATCTTTGATTCAAGATGTTGGAGGATTGTCATTAAAGTTCCACTTTGCCCCATAATGAAATTGGGCTCAACCTCCAACAGTTTCATATTATGCTCTCATGCCTCGGCCTAATTCAGCACTACCACCAGCGGCAGCATCACTTGTTGCCATGTCATTGGCACGTGGAATTTCAGCACCAGCTTCAGGAGCAGCAGGCTCAGCACCGATTTCAGGAGCAGCAGGTTCAGCACCTAAATCAGCGCCGGGCGCAGCACCAGCACCTAACTCACCACCAGTAGCCATTGGGGCAGGAGCCTCACCAGCAACCGTACGAGCAGCACCATCCATTCCTTCACGAGCAGCCTTGACAGCATCAAGTAGAGGAGTTAGTGTTTGTGTAGCAGCAGCACCGAAAGCCTGTGCCTGCTCATCACCAACACGATCACGAATGGTATCCATAAGAGGAGGAAGCTCTTCGTTAACCATAGCACTGATCTTTTCAACCATCTTCTGGATTTCGTCAACCATGCCGCGAGCAGCAACAATTGCTGATGCCTGATCAACTTCACCTTCCATCAAATATGATGAACCAGAAAGAATGCCTCTAAGAACATCCATTGCTTCTTCAACAGATTCCTTCTTGGCCATCTTAGTAGCTGTAGCATACATGACAGAATCGCCATCTTTACCATAACGCTTCTTAAAGTCGCCCTTGACTTTCTTCATGCCCTTAACATACTTTTCACGCTTGTCAAGTTCGTTCTTCTTTAGAGTACGCTCAATGAGCATCTCATTGTATTCACCCAACCATGACTCGAGAACTTTGCTCACCAACAAAGCTTCAGTGAACTGTGGATTACGTTCAGCTTGATGAGCCATTGTGCTTGATTTGATTCTATGAATCTTAGTTGTTACTCTGTGCAATGCATCTCGAGCATCATTTACTGTCATTTCTGACAGGTTAAGACGCCACTTATAAACGCCTTCTAATTGCTTGTTTAATTCATGGCTTGATAAATTTTTGCCAAACTCTGTAACGAACATGATCAATTCCTCGTTTAATGTATTTATTGCAGACCAACAGATTTTTCTAATTCTGAAATCTGATAATATACGGTTGAGAGCTCTCCCATTGTTCTACTGAGTCTATCCTCAAACAAATGACTCTTAATACTTTTCACTACCTTATATTCAAACAATCGCTTGTCATGATTAAGACCATTGAGTTGCTTATCCAAATTTGCAACCACCATTGTCAAATTATGCTTCTTTTTAACGGTTAATGCTGCTGATAAGACTGCTAGTCGCTGGCTTAAAAAGCGTTGTATCTCTATACCTTTGATATCTAATAGAACCCAATAATCATTGATCAAGTGAATACGATAATTATTCACCTTATAGCCTTTACCAGTCTCAGTAATAACGACCGAGCTTGGACTTTGCACTTGTTCTTTTACGAACGTTTCAATTTTGTTTAGAGCTTTGCTTGATGTCATTTATACAGTATAACAGTACTGTGACAAAAAGTCAATTAATGAGGAAGCTTTAGTAAGTAAATTCCCAACCCCAACATAGTAGTTAACAATGAGCCTATGATTGTGAAGCCAATTCCCAATAATTTTTTATACGCTGAATTTTCTTTCTCAACCAACATGTCTTTTATCTGTTTGACCATTGTTTCCAAATTGGTTAGGCGTTCTTCCATGCGTTCCATATTGCCCTTCATCGAGTCGTATCTTTGAGCACACAACTCAACATGAGCTTCTAAACTCTCTTTCTCTATATCCGTGGGGCTAGTGAATGTAGTAGTGTTGCTCATGCTAATATTCCTATAAATTATTTATTAATTTTTGTTATTAAAAACATAATAGATATTGCATTGCTCCCCGTAAGATATCAAGCATCGTGGGCCAATTATAATGTTGTTATAATCTTTCATTGGAACTAAATTGCTATCACTCTTTAGATTTGCAATTGGATCTTCGTCTACTGCAAATATTTCTGAGTGGTCAACACTGAATTCAAAACTCCAAACTTTGGCTATTCCTGTATATGAGGATCCAAAGTTAAATCTTTCCAAATCGGTTTCTACAAATTGTGGGAATTTAGTTATGTAAGGCTGACAGCGTAAGCTTGCAACTTGTACAACAGTATTCCAGTTTCTTATGATGTTACGGTCACCTTTATCAGGAATATTGAATAAGGTATAACAGGTGTATGTGGGGAGTTCTTCTGACACGGTTTACTTAGTGCTGTGAAATTCAGACAAAAAGAAAGGGCATTGCTGCCCCTTCTAGTTTACTATACTTAATTAAATTAAGCGTAAGTGAATGTACCAGCGCCGTTTAGAGCTGTACTTGTTGTTACTGTATAGTCACCTGCTGAACCACCGATCTGTGATACAAGAGCATCCTTCAATGCGCCATAAGCACCAGTAGTTGTACCACCAGCACCGTTGTTAACTGTTGCTGCGTCAACGATTGCAGTGAAAGTACCAGCTGCCTGAGTACCTAGAACAATCAATGAACCAATCTGTGCAAGAGCCTTAACTGCACCACTGTAACCACCTGGTGTGATGATCTTAGTTGTACCATCTACTGTATCAGCAGTGAATACGTTGTTGCTGTTTGCAACCTTAATTACAACGAAGTTATAACCATAAAACTGTCCAGCTGCTGGACTACCATTAATTCTACCAATCTCTGCCATTTTATTTCTCCAAAAAATTGCGTGTATAACGCTGTAATTATTTATGCCTGATGCCAAGAAGAAGGGGTATTGCTACCCCTTCTCAAACACATTATTTGTGTTACTACTGTGTTTATTTCCCAGCTGAAACTCTAGTATTAGTCTTACCAATTACTGTAGTCAGTATCTTGTTTAGCTCAGATTTACTCAAAGTATCCAATGATTTTTGTATTTGAGCAAATGTCATTGGGGTATCTGCTGCCGCAACAGGTGCTGCTTTAGGTGCAGGCACTGCCTTAGATCTTTTTACTTTGGTAGCGGGAGGGACTGTTGTGGCTGCCGAAGGTGATCCTGCTGGTGCTGGAGGAGTCACGGCAGGCGCTGCTGTTGTAGCAGGAGCAGCTTTAGTTGGTGGAGTTACTGTTGGTGCAGCCGTAGTTGCTGCTGACTTTCTAGTTCTAGGTGCTTTTACTGGCGCAGCAGGTGTTCCTGCCGGTGCTGCTGCCGCAGGGGCTGGTGCAGCCGTAGTTGCTGCTGACTTTCTAGTTCTAGGTGCTTTTACTGGTGCAGCAGGGGCTGCTTTTCCTGCTGCTCGCTGTGCTTTCTTATCGGCTTGCATTTGAGCATATTGACGCTTGATATAGTCATCCTTGCCGGCTTTATAGCCAGCTTTCATATCATCCCAAATGCCTTCATTGACTATATCACTGCTCTTCATCTCTAATTCTCCTGAGCCCTCTAATAAACTTGTTGGGATCTTTTCCTCTGATACTATTAATTAGTCTTCTTTCCAGTTCTTCAGCGTCGTCACCTTCGTAGGTTTCTCTAATCATCTGCATTAAATTTATAGCACTACTAATGATATGATTGGCACGACTCTCGATCACAAGGTTGCGATCGCGAGATGGAACCATAGTACTAATCTCATCTAATAAACTACGAGTCGTCTTACGCAAAAAGTATCCCCATTTTATTTATTGTATATCAGCGTCAATGATAGATATGAATATGTCAACACAATGTCATATTACTTTATCTGACCAACTTAATCAAGACAATAAGTTAGTATTAGATTTCAATATATTCCCAACGGATATAGCTGCCAGATGGCAACAGCTAGTCACTATAGCACAACGTAAAAATTACCAAATTGACGACCCAAAACGGTTTTATGGTCTCAATGATAAACCAAATGAAATTACCGCAGCACTTGATAAAATTAACAACAATATAAACACAATAAACAGCTACATTCATATGATTGATAGACATCTAGATTCCATTATGGATCAGGACACACTCAATTATCTACATCACATCTTTGAAGAATATCATGGACTATTGGATCAACAAGATACTGTATATTGGAATAACGCAAGTGTTGAAGTTAGGAAGGCTTTGGCTGATTTAAATGTATGTGTGCATCGTATTGAAAGCTTACAAAGAAGTAATCAACCACGCTTTGTTGTTACATATTTCCAATTACCCAAAACAGAAAAGTTAAACATCAAAGACTACGATTATCTAACTGACTGCTATGAATTTGGTGGCTTATACCTAAACTATGTTGAGATTGGTAAAACACTTGAAGAATTAATGAAGGACAATGACCAGTATATACATGATGATGCCTTTAAACCATGGGAATATTTCTCAGCTGACTTTAGAGTAACACTCAGTGATAATGACACAATTGAAAGTAGGATTAATAGAGAAAACTGTCTGAGTTATTTTAGGAAACACAGACCGTTCTTTGAATCACGCGGGTTTAAAGAGTATGACCCACGATTACGTCCAGGATATATCTATATTGGTAAAATGATCTATAACAATAAAGAATCCATACTGTCTGAAATTAAAAAGAGACAGTATGTTAGTGCAGTTGATTTTAGTTAGTGGATTTGATATTGTTTAACATCTGCTTCAGCTTACTACTATTGACTTCAGCAGTAATTTTACCAGCAGGAGCTTCTGTAGTGGCGGGTGTCACTGTTGTCTTTTGCTTAATTTGACTCATAATATTGCTGGGCTTCTTATTAATACCATTATCTGATTCAGGAGCATCACGAATACGCAATGTATCGATATCAAACTCAAGTTCAATCTTTTGACCAACACCACTTGAACTTCTAGTCTTCATACACTGCAATTGATACCTGCCATGCTCACGCATTGCTCTGCTGGTAAAGATACCAAACAAGTTATCCGCAGTATTGATCTTACTGATACCACCACTAATGTGACTGTGATCAAATTCAATCTCTTCAACTGCACTTCGATTTAACTGACTTGCTGTTACCAGCAACATCTGTAGCTCTTTAGCCAAGTTACGCACTTCTTCTGCCACATACTTGTCCTTGACGAACAAATCACTGGGACTTACCTTTGCACTAACTGGCATCAATAGATCCATGTAATCCAACATTACAAAGTCCAGCTTTTGCCCTGTCTTGATCTGTAGTTCTTTAAGATAAGCACGGATGTCGTTTACTGTACTCTGAGCTGGCATATACTTGATTTGCAAGTTGCCTGCCCTTTTACCAACCATACGAATCTTCATATCAACAGCATCAATCTCCTTAAAGATATCTTTGCTGCTAATATTGGCAAGCATACTGTCAATACGCATACTGGTTAACTCTTCACTGAGTTCCAGTGTAATGTAAACTCCATTAAGTCCCAACAGCATCCAATTAACTGCGATGTTCTGCATAAACAATGACTTACCACTGCCGGAGCCGCCTGCAAAGATGTTTAGCTCGCCTCTATTGAATCCACCATACAGCAGCTTATCTAAGGTTAGCCAACCAGTTGATACTTGTCCATTGTTGTCTTTAATACGCATGAGTCTTGCCCTTGGATCTGCAAAATAGTCAGTGCCCATGTCTTTAGTTAGACTGATCTGTACTGCATCTTTAATCAACTTTTCAACAGGAGAATAGTCGCCCTTTTCCAGCAAGTCAGCTGCTTTTAGGATAGCTCTCTCAAGTTCCTTTTGTTTTGTAAAGCCCTCAAACTCATCAAGGAACCAATTATAATGATCCTCGTTCAATCCAGGTGCTGGCTGTAAATCAGTCTTACACACGGCATTGATTTGTTCAAATGTTGGCATAGTATTGTGATTGGCACAATGTGTCTTAATGAACTCAGCGGCAGTCTTTAAACTACGATCAAAGTTTTCAACATTGTAGATGTTCTGCACACGCACAAAACTCTGTGGATCCTGCATCATCATTTCAAGAAATAGCTTTTGAATACCCGTATCATACGATGTTGACATCTATTTAATATACACTCATTGTTTGGGGAAATCAAGAATAGAACCATCTATACAGCGATCTTCTGTCCAATGGTTCCGCATGACTGATTTAAATGTAGTTATGTCTCGTGCCTTGGGTGCGCAAATTCCACAATTGCATGTAGGCTTAATGCATTTGATTACGGGCATAGTACCCTGCTCCAACCATTCCCTATGCTGGACAACTATTGATGCTGTATCATTTAGATTACCAACCGGCTCTACCTTATTAAACAAGCTGGTTCTACAATCCTTATTATTGTAAATCTCACCAGTTTGTTGATTTATATGTAGGAAATACCAATTTACGCTGCAATACCAATCAGTAAAGGTGGAAAGTGGGACTGCACTGACTCTATTTTTAAAGTCCTGGTTAACACACATGCTTCTTCCACCACAGCAGGCTCGACCTTGATCCCTAGCAATTGTTTGTCCAGTTGCTTCAACCTTATCAACTAATAGTTGCTTGCCGGCAGTTGTAGTACTCTTGCTGTCAACCCATTGATTTTTAATGAAACTCATTTGTTCATCATTATACGAGTACAGATCCTTATTGGGGTTCGTACTGTAAGGGCCATCTGTATCCAATGCCTTAGCAGTATACCGTATACCGTGTAGTTTACAGTATTCAACTGCCGCCATACATATATCCCAAGCCATTGGGTTCATCATAATGATGCATCTGACAGCTTTGCCACTGTCATGAATAGTTTTTACGTTCTTTAACGCAAGTTCTCGTTGCTTAGGTAATGACTCACTGTGAAAGCTAACAGTCCAGTCATCTACATACGCTAATACTTTATCCAATGTGTTTGACCCAATTACAGCATTAGTAGTAATCTGTACGGTTAAAGGCCACTTGTCTTCATACACCTTATGACGGTGTTTTATTTCCCGCAATATATTAACGATGTCAGGATGAATTAAACTTTCACCACCGTATACATTAAGCACTAACCCTTTTTGCCAGCCGCGTTTATATGTCATATATAGGTCAACATACTCGTAGATGAAGTCAATAGTTTTCTTGGTTTTCTCAAATTCTGGATGAGGGCTATGGTTGTCGTGATCATATGGCCCGCAGTAACTACAGTTCAAGTTACAATATTTTGTAACCATCCAATCTACTAGAAAGGTTGGGCGAGTAATTGACGATGGAGCAGGATCGATTGAATTAATTTCCATTAAACCACCTTCGACTCATTAATTGAATCTTTAAGTTACTGTTTTCTACACTGTTCAATATTGTTTTCATTGTAAACAACTGCCCATATCTTTGTACGGCATCAGAGCAGTCCTTGATATCCTTTTCCCAGTCTGGAAATGCCACATTCCATCCATATTCCATAGCATCATTAACCAATGTCATACCTGCTTTATCTCTGTCGGGTATAACAATGACTTCTCTATTAAGACTGTCGACGATCATAGCCTGTGATTCATTGCACTCATTAGTTAGAATAGCCAACCCATCAACAGCAATGGCATCAAATGCGCCTTCAACTACCAAACAAAACTTGGCATCCTGCTGCTGCTTGTCATAGTTGTAAACAAAATGTGGTGGGTGCTCAGTATAATATTTGCGTTTGGTCTGCACAATGCTACGCCCACTATATCCCATTGGTTGACCCAACCATGTAAATGGTATTAGTACACGATTGTACATATGAGTAGTTGTGTCATTATGCCATCTAAAATACTCTAGTTTATCACCAAGTCCACGACTATCCAAGTAGCTTACCATTGCCTCTGCTTGCGCTAGGTCTTTGGCAGTTGCATCCGCATTAACAAACCAATCAAGTAGCTCTTGGCCAGGACACACCTCTTTACATTCAAATTTTGGAAGTTCTTTAATTGCTTCCTTTTTAATTTCTTGACTGGTATCAATTTGTCCCAGGGCAAATAGACTGATACGACGAATATCATCTTCACTGACACCCATCCATCCCAATAGCTTTCGCATCTTGAGATTAATACGCCTACCAGGTTGCCAATTTGCAGTAAACCCACAGTTAAAACAATGATAACTGGCGGCGCCAGCTCTGCTGGGGAATAGCCCGCCGCGGCCTCTCGTGTCAGCTGTCTGTCCATTGTGATGACAACAAACTGCATTAGCACTAATCCAACCAGATGCATTGCTCTTGGCTTTGCGCCTAAGAGTCCACGCCGAAACAATTTCATGTTGGATATCAAACATACTTTATTATAGCATGATTATTATGGACGGTAAAGAATTTTATCGAGTGTGCCACTCTCAGTGTGTATCTTAAAACGTATCAAACTGAACTTACCTTCAAAATTCTGAGAATAACAACCACTGTTATAGATAAAATCTATTTCAGTGATATAGAACCAATCATCTGGATACGCCGTAAGTGTGGGACTTAAACTACCTTCAATTACAACACTTCCAAAAAAATCTGTTACATTATATTGTACAGTTTGAGCAATTGATCGTGCTTTAACTTCCATAACATCTGAAATTACAGTTGATGGGTCAGCGTAAAATCCACCTGTATTTGGATTATTATTGTTAAATGGACCAAGGCGTGGTTCCAAACTGGGTACAAAATTTGGATATACACCATCAACTATACGAGCTTGCCCCTGAGCATTGAATTGGTCATCACTATAAATTACACGCTGTTCATTCTCACCAGTAGTATACTGTAGACTATAATTGTAAATGCCTGCTGTTAGGTCCATTAGATCCATATTGGCAAGATTAACATAAGCTGTACCGCGCTTGTCTGTTGTAATCATTGCTCGTCTTGAAAGAATTAGCTCACGTGTATCGCTGTCCATTAGATTAAAAATGATATAACCATCTGTTAGGTTCTGCAATTTCTGATCTTGATTCTTGATCAATAGTTTGATCTTGTTATCTATCCCTTTATAGATCTGTAGAGGTTTAGCATACACTAAGGTGTTCTCCCTATTGATGACTGAGTCAAGAAATATTACCGCGTCCATGTTTTGGTTATATAAATATCCTGAGATGATTTGCACTTTGAACCCCGTCTTAGAATATTTATGTCATTAAGTTTAGAAGAACTGTTGGAAAATTACCCATTTTTAAGTTTCATAAAGTACACCCATAGCGACTATGTGGGCGTAATACAGAATTTTGATGGCGACATCATTAGCATATATGCCTTTAACAAGTTAAAGACAGAGGAACATAAACGTAGATTTTTAGAACAAGCAGATGTTTGGTGGTGGGAAAGCAATAGATCCATTCCCATCAATATTTTTTTAAAGCATACTTGGAGTGAATTTAGGTACAGTTTAGTTACTCTCAATGTTAAGGACATTAAAGAGCAACAGGGTCATGTTGTTTGTCTTGCTAATCTAGCTAATAAACGCACGAAGCGTCGTGTGGTACAGCTAGTTCGCCGCTTGGGTTAACAAGTTCATATGAACTGCGACTAATTGTGCGTAGGCAACACTATGTGATTGCTTGAATGCATATCCGTCCTCGGTTTTCTCCCATATCGTCTTGGCAACGTTACGCCATGGTAGACCAACCAAGTGTCGCTTACCCGGTCTAATCAATGCAATAAACATTGCCATACGAACAACGGAGTTAATGGGCTCAGGCATCTTGTGAATTAGATCATAATGTTTTCCTATATGGATCACATGCTCAACAAACTCACGATGTTCCAGCATATCCCACAGTGGCTCTTGAGCAATGAGTTCATTTAAATGATCTTCGCTCTTTACCTGACTATAGACATGAACATTTAATAAGTCCAGCTTAATGTATCCCATGTCCTCTGCTGTTTCATAATCAATATTGACAATATGAGTAAAAGGATCAGCTGGAATGGGATTAACATAAACTCCAGTATTGTGCTTACCCCAACTACCATTACGATGTATAGCAGCTGGGACATGTTTAATGACATTGAGTACTGCTTCTCTATCAGCAAAGTCAATATCAATATCAGCACTAAACTTTTTCACTGTGAGTCTTTCTGCATTAGATCAAATATATTAACAGCATATTGGTATTCAAATGCTATCTCAATGCTGCCAGGGATCCAATGATTTGTTCGAAATCGTTGATAAACATTACGCATCCAATATACACGCCCATCAATAACCTTAGGCATCCATAAAAACTTCTTCTTCCAGGGATGCCAGGGTTTTTCTGGTTTGGGATAAGCGTCAATTCCACCGTAATTCATAGTCCTGCCTCTTTTAGAATATACTTTGCCATCTCCGCATCAGCAGGATAGTCTTTGAGCTTCTTTTGCCATACATCAGAGTCTATATATGGCCAAATTAAAGTGATCTGTTCTGGGTTTAGCCCAGCCAGAGCCATAACACCAGTGTCGCAGCAATACAAACACCAAGCACTGATGCGACCGTTTCTAATATCACCGACGAGTCTGTTGGATGAAATGCTTTTGAAGTAATCATTATAATTTGCTCCTGTTGATTCAGACCACTCCTGCATATGTTCAATGCCACGAGCAAGAGCATCTTCAGCTGCTTCTGATGTTAGCAACTGCAACAAATATATATCATAAACTTTTTCCTTGCACCAATGATCCAGCTTGATATTGTTCTTGATTACATAGTCAATAAAGCGTGTTGCATTAATAGCACGGATACTATGGCAATATCTTCCAAACTTGACAAAGCCCGCATAGAATTGACTCTTACAAAAGTCATCATATGTCTTTAGCTTGGCACTGCCCTGACTTAATTCAAAGAAACGCAACCATGCTTGATAAGCAAGGTTAACTCCCACTTCAGTCTTTTGCTGTGCTCTACGCTTGGGTTCACATTGATGTGCTGTAAGGGTACTCTCACGAATAAATCCCTTACCACAATACATACACTTGTGATCACCCTCTTTTGCGTTAGCTACTGCTTCTGCAATTAAGCTTGACATGTCTACCTTCATAGAGTTGTTTCAGTCCAACTATAAGTGTTTGGTTGATCACTCTGTTCCTTTGCTAGTTCATGCAATACCCTAGCTTGAACTAGTGCATCCTGAACTGTTGCACTGTTATCGTCAAAGACAGGTCCCCACTTTTTCCACCATTGTATCAACTTTGTTAATTCTGGAGTAGCCATGATGTGTATTTCCTGGCCACCAAATGTGTCATTAGTATTACCATAACCAATTGTTGGATCTATTCTAACAGCCTTAATTGTCATTACCAACTTCCTTCATTGTCTTTTTGATCTCTTTATCCTGCCAACCCCTATCGACAAGAATTTGTTCAAGCTCCGCATCTGTTGTCATAGCATCCAACATCTCAGCCTCAGCCATTTTCATTGTGGGATACAACTCTGCAATTAATTGAGCTCGCTTGTTCTTTGCCTGCTTGCTCTTAAAGGGAATGTACTCATGCCTATAACTACCCATGTTGGGACTGATACAACTGGTTAACAACCACTGTAGCTTGGGATGTTTGTTTAAACTCCAAAAGTGTTTGTTAACCTGCTGGTTGGTGCTTAATACATAATACTTGGGCAAGTCACCTGTGCCATGAATAGTACTTGCCCAACGCAGAGCTAAAAAGCTACTGTGCTTCTTCTTTAAGTCATCGGGCAATTGATCAAAGTAATCACGCTTCTTGTGATCAATTGCCTTTAGCATTACACTGAGATTTGATTCCTGAGCCATGCCTTATTATACTAGACAATCTTCTGAATGTCAATGAATTCGCTGGCTCTGCTAATGTCTTTAACAAAATAAGCGCACACTGGATTGGGACCACTGCTGATTGGTACACATAACAACTGTCCATTCCTTAGCTTGGGGAAGAACCAACGCACATCCTGGTAGACATCCACAATTTCAATTGGGTAGAACTGTGCCCTAAAACTCTTGAGTGGATTAAATGTAAATGCTTCGAATCCTCGGTCATTTAGCTTGGTGAGTGGTAATGCTTCTAGATCTCCAATTTCAGCTTCTCCAATAAGGATACGCCAGTTGTATGGCATCTTAATAGTATGTGGACCAATCCTCAATACCAGTGCTGGGTCATTAAATGATTCAAGAAATACAAGTGGTAGGAAGAAGTAGTCTGGATCAACTGGATTGCTGTTATCAAGTACACAGAATCGTAGATCAGTTACCTCATCAGGCAACTGTGTCATTTCAAATACGGTATTTTCAACTGTTAAAATTCTCATTATTATTCCTTTGATTCTGTATAAAATTCCAATAGCCGTTTGCTATTGCTTTTTGCCCTTGAGGGCTAGTATGATAACCAATGTCAGGAGTATGTGGGTAGCGGTCACACATAACGCCAAAGCCCATGTCACCTGACACAAAGTATCGCTTTTGAAACCATTCAGGCATATCAAAATTCATATCTACTGGAGTAACATTTGTCCAGGGATTATATAGGAATGGAATGCTCAGGTCATGCAACTTCCATAGCCCACTGTTAATAACCCAGCGGTCCAGTTGCTTTTTCCAATGAGCATCATACATAAAAGCAGCGTATCCTTCCACTGCCAATCTAATGTTTTCTGGCACTTCCGCAACTCTGTAATTGTGAGGAAGCTTGTCAATTATACTAAAAATTGTCTCGGATATCATTGTGTATGGGTGGCGATTACCGTAATTGAAGTTTTGCAAACCACGCTCATGCCGCCAACCATTGCGCTTATCCATATATGCGGTATGATTGGGACTGCCATCCTTTACCTTTTGGAACTTGCCCAATGGAAGTTCAATACGATCCTCAGTTGTGAATCCAATACAAACATAGTCAGCATGTTGGGCTATTGCTTCATCTATTTGTACACGTATCGCAGCATTACTAATACCTTGTCGTGCAAAATTAATTAGCTCATAGTCCATGGTATTGGCTAGTAGTTCACTCCAATGTGTGTTGGCATATTCACCTTCTACTGTGGCACTAAAGCTACATCCACATACTGCAAGTTTCATTTCTTATTTGTTCTTTTTAAAAATGCTTCTCGCATTTTTTGTTTAGTTTCTTCTGAATGTTTCTTACCAATCATGCCACTAGGTTTTCCTTTTTTGTTCTCAGATATTTTTTTATTTCTTTCTTCAGAAAAAACTTTACCCTTAAGTGTATCAGATCTTTTTTTATTAGATTCCACAGAATGTATTACAACACCTTTAAGTCCTTTATTCCAAGCAACTCTTCCTTTACTTGAATCGGACATCTTTTTTCTAGATTCCTCAGAAAAAATAGTACCAGTTCGAGCTAAAGAAATAGATTCTCTAATACGCTGATATTGTCTAGCAGTGAAATTTCTTTTTTGATATTTGCTCGATTGTATAAATTTCCCTAATGCATATTGCATCAATTTTAGATAAAATCCTTCTGTGCATTTGGTTAAAAGCACATGACATATATAATGTTCTTTTGCTGTTAAAGCAACTAAGTTTTCTTTTTTATTTGATCCGCCCATACTTTTAGGCAAGATATGATGTTTTTCAACATATATTTCTTTGTCTAGATTTCTATTTTTTGCAGCATTGATTATTCTGATATAGCATCTATAATATTTGTTATCAGTGAAACTCATTTATAATTAACCTTTTCAATTGTATAATTATATTTAGCTTCCTTATAGAACTGTTTTCTTTTTGTCAAATGTCTTTTGGCAAATTTACAGTTGCCTGTTATGTCCCAAATCTGAACAGAGTCCTTATCTTGTGCCTTACGAATTCCACGCCCGATAGACTGAATGACGCGAACAAAAGACTTACCAGGCTCAATGAGTACAAGATTGAAGATACGAGGAATATTGATCCCCACAGCAGCCACGCCGTAGGTGGCAATAATAGTTCTGTCCATAGTTTCTGCAATTTCATCATAGTGTCCTTTACGAGCATCTGTCTTCATATCTCCTGATACAAATATGCTGTTGGGTATTCTTGCAGCAAGTTCCTCACCCGCTGCAATGCGATCAATCAATATAAGTGTATTGCCGGTTTTAATAATCTCACTGGCCAACTTGGCAATGTAATCCAGTCGTTCAGGACTTGTGGTAAGGTACTTGAGTTCCTTTTGATAGTCAGTGAACTCGCTATGCTCTTCTGTTTGAACAATATTCACATGACACTGTGCAAGTACTCCCTTGTCTTGTAGTTCACTGGCGCTGAGTCTATTGATGACATCACCAATGGCAATCTTGAGACTAATAAACTCAAATTGTTCCTTGGGAATAGTCCCTGTTAGCCCCCAACGTATTGGAACATTTCCCATATGCTCCGTTAGCAAAGCTTTCAATACCTCAGCTTTGGCCATATGTACTTCGTCTACGATAACAGCAACCACACCTTCAATAAATTCAGCAATGGTAAAGTCTGTTTCCTTTTGATTCTTGACAATGTTGTTTAAGCTTTGCCATGTGCAGATAGTGTGTGTCTTACCAAAGTCTTTGCGATCACCAAAGTAAACACCAACATCAAGTCCCATGTTGATATAATCTTCTTCTGTTTGTGTTACTAGACTCTTGTTGGGGACAATAACCAATGTGCGTCCATAATCTTGACACTTGTAGCTAAGGGCAGCAGTCATAATTGTCTTGCCAGCACCCGTTGCCACCTCTTGAAGGCACTGTGGGTTAGAAAGGAAGTTATTGATAATTTCAACTTGATAGTCACGCAGCATAATAGGTTGTCCAGCAGCAGGATGTCCTTTGGGCCACTTGACATTACCAAAAGCACTCTCATCAACTTCAACAAAGTCAAATTGTGGTGCAGCTTCTCGTTGATCATCCAGCTCGATGTTTACATTGCGTTCAGTCAACCATTCAATAATTTCTGGCAGCAAGTTAACATAGGTTGTGCCGCTCAATTGAAAGTAAGCAACCTTACCGTCCCAACGTCCCAGCCTAACAGCAGGCAGGTATCTAGCATAAGGTACTTCGTATTTGAACTTTGCAACAAGACGTCGACGCATATCGACATCAAGTCCTTCAACTTTGCAGTTCACTTCATCATGAATTACTATCTTACAACTTGCCATTTTATTAATATACATCCTTATGACGTTTAAATCAAATAAAAACAGGCAACACATTACATGTTGCCTGTTATATTATTAATAGGTAGTGGTATAATTAATTGTCTTCAACCGCACTAGTTGCTTCTGCAATCTTAGCCAGTTCACTTTTATCAGTTAACCTAAATAGGTCATATGTATTACTTCGAATAATAACGGCAACAACATCACCAGCGGATGCAGGTTCACCTGTTTTACTATTCTCACATTCCAATGCGTGATTTTTCATAAGCCAACTCACAGCATGATACATTCCCACAGCGTATCCGCCTTTGGATCCCTGAGAGAAACCCAGCCTAAATTGGAAAATAGTATTGGCAACAAATAGACCAAACAGTACTCCAATTACCCAATAGTCAAAAAACATATTACACTCCTATATTATTTACGTTGCAGGTCAGCGCAATACTCTTCGACCCATGTGGTGTCACGCATATTCACGACATGTTCCAACCTATCCATACGTTCCAGTTCCTGCTTGACTGCATCTGGCTTTTTATCAAAGGTATGATAGAAAGGCTGCTTCATTTGCAGTTTAAAGCTATACTGCCACTTACGGAAGTCATCTTCACTGTTCATCTGTTTGATCCTTCTTGATAAACTTACCGCATGTCTGGCAAAGTGCGCCAACGTAAGTTTCAGTCTCGACGAGAAGCTTTGCAAAAGACAAAGATACCTCCCATGCCCCATCAACGTGTCGCTTAAGAGCCTTACTAGGACCTTTGTAGTCATAGCAGGTAGTCCAATTACATGGACGATACCATTTACCTACACGTTCACAGAATTCAAACTCTTTCATGCTGCCTCCCTGTAGATCACAAGCTCGTCGTAGTCTTGCACAAGATCAACAACTTTAAAACGAGTATCATTGACCCAGTAGCCTACTTCCCATACACGAAGTTCAGTGTTATACCGACGTACCATTTTTAGTCCTCCTTAAAAAGCGTTCTTCATTAGGGTAACTTGCGCGGTGCGCTGCCAGTTCATTGGCATAGTCTTACGCAGAGCAGCGAGCTTAACAGCGCAACGCATTGACATTTCGCGCCAACGTGTCTTATGCTCGACCATATAGTCCAGGATTTCCTGTTCCTCGTTATTCTCAAAGCGGAACTCCTTAAAGAGTTCGCCCGTAACAGCAATTTGTTTAATACGCAGATACTTGTCACGCATAGAGTCCATTGTAAGATCAATGTAATGAGAGCGGGACTCTAGAGCTTCCAAATGATCACGCAACTTCTTACTACGAACATTATCAAACTTGATGTTGGTAATAAAGATGCAAGCACCCTTGAAGTCAAACTTGTTGGGAATGCCTTCGTTACGAAGCAACCGGCTGTCACTGTTCCAGTGCAGGGTCCTCTTTTTGTTGGTGTCCAAAGCAGCCTTAAGAATATTAAGTGACACCTCATCCATAAGAATGCTGTCGCAATCGTCGAACACGAGCACGTCACCCTCACGACTAAACTCATAAAGCTTTGCATACAACCCCAAAGCAGTAGTGGAGCCCTTAACAACCTCGTAACGGATGTCACCGCCAATCATGTTAAAGAGGTTAGCTTCTTCAAGCTTGCGGACGACACCATAGCTCTTGCCTACGCCGGGAGGACCCACAACAATCATTGAGCGCACAACACCCTCAACTACTGCCTGTGTCATGGCATCCATAATTTCAAAACGCTCGCCGATACGAGACATAATCTCTTCATCAGTTTCTACGGATTCAACAGTGGGAGCAGTAGCAACGCTCATAGTATTTTCCTCTCCAATAATTTCGTAGTCCGCAGGGCTGTTAACAACAACACGGATACGGTCCCTGCCGGGCATTACATCCTTGGCATCAACTGTAAGGAACGAACCCTTGTTACCCTCGGTCAAACCTTTGACAAGTGGGAACACCATGTTCTCAATGGGGGCATTACGGTAGGAACCTTGTTTAATAAGCACCTGCATAGGACACCTCTTGTTTAGCAGCATATCATTATATTAGCATAGATAGCGAAGTTGTCAAGCGGTTTTGTTGAAGAACTCGATGACAAAAGCCTGCATATCCTTGTCCAACTCCCGGTAAACAGCACCCTCGGGATCGTTGACAGCTTCGACAAAGTCCTGGAAATCCAGCTCGTCCAGCTCAACTGCAAGCAGGTTTAGGAACTCTTCACGCTCGCTCAACTCACCCTTACGGAAGTTAACTTGAATGACTTCACCCATTCGCTTGCTCCTATTAGCTCTACTGTTTCTAGTATACACCCAAATGGTCTCTTGTCAACCATTTTTACAGACGCCAACTCTTGTGTTGTAACAGGTTGTATTACAATCAACGCAAGTGAGAATGAGAAGATAGCATAACTCTTGAAAGCTTCTTCCCAAAAATCCATCACATGCTCCAGTAAGTTTCACTGGAGGGACTGCAACACATGGGCGTATTAACGCTTTCCTGGTAGGTCTTGCCCGTCATCAAATTGGTGCGTGTAACAGTAGCAGCAATGTTTTGCGTATAAAAAGCAACTTCAGCAATGGCAAGCTGGGTGGGATCATACTTGATACGCTTGATCATGCGAGTACGAGCAGCTTTAGCAGCAGCTTCGGTCTTGTAGGTCTCACGACCCCAACGCTTCTCATTAACAGTTTGGGTAGTGCCAACATTGTAAACGACGTAAGCCATGTGCGCTCTCCTCATTTCCCATAATACATAATAGCATGTATTGGGTAGGCGTCAACCGGTATTTTTGTAACAAATTCAGTTACGATTGAGCCAATCCCTGTGATATTTAATAAGCAATTCAATGATTTGCCCAGCGTCATGATTGCCCATATTGTCAGGGTTAAGCATGGAAGCCAAATAGCAATCCACATCCAAATTGCGTGATTTAGCATATTCCGTTGAGATTGTAACAAGTTCCATTACACGTTCTTCAGTCAACAATTCAACCATTTAGCTCTCCTATATTCAAATGGTAGCATATCCCGCTGATTTGTCAACCACTAAATATTTGAACAGCTGGAGATCAAAAATGTATAAAACCAGTTATCAAAGACGCAAGCACTCACTTGAAGCTATTAAATTCTTTACTGAGCACCTGTTCAAACGTAACAAGCGCCTAGCAAGCAACCTAACAATCAATTTGAGATTTAAAGATTTGAGAGATGCATGGGGCATATGTGATCCCCTTGATGTCAATACCAGACCCAGAGAATTTACTATCCTAATAGATAGGAAACTTGAAGGGAAGGACATCATCCAAACCATTGCTCACGAAATGGTACATGTTTGGCAATATGCAACAGGCAAGCTTAAAAATTACGATGCCCCTGTTTGTCGTTATGAGGGGCATCTATATGACGCTGACATGAGCTATAGGGATATGCCATGGGAAATAGAAGCTAGGCGTTTAGAACGATTACTCTACAAACTTTACGTTAAAAATCAATCAGTACGATAAAGTTCAGGTGGATAAGGCTTTTCATAATGGTCTCCACCTACTGCAAAGCTACGGGCAATCTCGTGAGCATTTGGGTTGCCACTACCCAGCCAAGCTTCATGATCAAATCGCCAATGTCCATGGCCCTTGAACTGCGTTGCCCCAACTGATACCAATTTATGAGGATGAACCAGCGGAGTTAACTTGGCAACATACTCACTATTAGCCCACCAAAAATTACTACTGTGGTGTGGCCATGGTTCCTGTTCCCAATTTGGTCCTGATGTATCATGTGTTTGCAGTGCTTCAACATTATCTTTCCAGCGTTCAATCACACACCAGTTGAGCCAAAGCTTCCAGTCTTCAACATTTGGATTACCCCAACGTGTAAGACCTTTAAGGTGAATATAACAAATATGGAATGGCTCTTCTGCTTCCTGCGCTTGCTTCTGCATAAACATCAATCCAGGATATTCAAACAGTGAGGCATTGCCAGCAACACTTACCAATGAGATATTCTTATACTGTGAATGTTCAGACAAAATAGTAGTAAATGCTCGCTGTCTACCATTTCCCATAAGGATTATTTCAGATGCGGCATCAATTAAACCGCTTTTTACCATGCATTCAAACTGTTGATCAAATACAGTTTTCCAATTGGCTAGTTCGTTGATATTCCAAAATACTTTTATCTTTTTCATTGATGTTTAATCTTTCTACCTTTATTATATCCGTTTTCTAAATAGAAATCAATTTCTTCTTTTTTAATTTTCTTATTTTCTATTCCATTCGTAACCCAGCAAGTACCAAATTGAGAATTATTCTTACCAATGCCTCTATTATTCTTTTGCCATGTTTCTTTTTTCTTTATAATTGCTTCAGGCGTATTGCCTCTTTTTAAAGGTGCAAGTATTTTAGATCTTGATTCATTAGATATCATTGCGGGTTTTCTAAAAGGAAGTGCTCTTTGTTGTCCTTCTGAAAGTCGTTTTCGTAAAATCAAATCATTATAATTTTTACGAGAGTTTATGTCTCTATTTCTTTGTTGCAAATCAATATTTTTATTAATGTATCCAAAACCGCCTTGGCCACCGGGACATAGGTTATAACTATCCTCAGATAAAATAACTAAATTCTTTTCCGCTTCATTCATGTCTTGCTCGTTATCAAATATATGAAGTATATCTTTCTTGAAATTACCTACCCCATATTTTTTGATAGCTGCTATAATTAACTTACCAGATCCCATATATCCATCATTAACATTAGTGGTTTGATGTTTTCCTATATAAAATTTATTGTTTATCAAATTTGTTATTTTATAGATAGTGTAAAACAAAACGCTGCACTCCGTTGTATAATAGTTTTATTGACATTACTATTTATACAACGGAGCCGCTTATGTGGAGGATAACGGGATCGAACCGTTTA